CATGTGCATTCATTTTCAGGATTCTGGTGCATCGTCTTCAATTTCTCCTTGGTTTTGATAGATCACATTCATCAGTTGATTGTTGTGCCAGCGTAGACGCTTCATTTCATCATAACAATTTTGTAATACTTCATGAGAGTCTTTGAGTAAGTTGCTTTCGACAATGCTCGTGTCTTTGAGAAGACTCAAGCGGCTCAGTACTTTTTCTATCTTTTCGTCCATCTTGATCTACCCACTGTACAAATTTTGTACTAAGTTCATTGCTACAGCAGTACCACTAATTGCACTGCCAATTAAGATCGCTCTATCATTCCAGACACCGCCTACATAGACCCAGCCAGTACTGCTGATTACATACGCAAGTTGTCCGTAGAAGCTCAGGCCAGAATTGATTAAGAAGACGCCTATAACGGCAAGCACCATTGACACCCACTTCACGTACCAGTCAACAGTACCTGTAGGCGTCGTAGGTTTAATCTCTTCGTACTGGACCTGTAGGTCATCGAGTTCTTGTTGTAGACGTTTCTTTTCAGTAGCCAGTTCCATGGCGAGTTTCCCCGCCTTGGACATGGTGCTACCTTTGAACTGCTCCTGAGTTTCCTCAGAAACGATGTCCTCGATCGTCGTCATCACCCGCATAGAAGTCTCTGAGGGCGTTGCGTTCTACTTTCATTCCTACCTTGTCTGCAGTTGCGCCTGCGTCTGTCCGTAAATAGTACAGACCCTTCAGGCCATCCTTCCACGCTTTAATGTGCACAGCGTTTACGTACGCTTTATCGGCACCTGCAGGGAAGAACAAATTCAAAGACTGCCCTTGGCATACGAACTCCTGCCGTTTAGCCGCATGTTCAACAACCCAGTTCTGATCGATTTCGTAGGCTGTTCGGAAAACTTTCTTTTCGTGATCCGACAAGAAGTCCAGATGCTGGACAGAGCCTTCGTATGCAGTAATGCTTTTCCACGTTTCTTCATCATTCTTACCATACTTCTCTAGCACAGGTCCTAAGTAGCGAGTGTTCAGGAAGAGATGCGACCCCGCACGAGTGCGATGTGTGAACGCATTTGATTTGAAAGGCTCAATAGAAGGAGAGCAATCGCAAATAATGCTTGAGTTAGCATTTGGAGCAATAGCAAGTAGATGCGCATTACGCATACCTGTGCCTTCCATATCAGGGGCTTCACCACGTTCTTTGGCAAGTTGCTTAGATTCAGCAACAGCCTCTCCTTTAATATACTTAAATATTTTGTAGTTTTCACTCGTGGCGTGAAAGTCTTCGTCTGACTCCCATGCGATGCCTTTGCTTTGTAGATACCCATGGAACCCCATTGCTCCTAGTCCGATTGATCTTTCCCGCTCTGCTGAGTATTTAGCTTTTCCAAGTTCTGCTGGAGCATTGTCGATAAAGAATTGAAGTACGTTGTCCAAGAATCTGACCAAGTCTCTGACCATGCTGGTTCCGGCCCATTCATCATACTTTTCCAAGTTGACGGAGGATAGGCAACAGACCGCTGTTCTTTCGTTGTTTGTAGGGAGATGGATCTCGTTGCAGAGGTTAGACCCCATAACACGTAATCCAAGTGCTCTTTGGTTTTCTGGCAAGTGAGCGTTGGCTGTGTCGATAAAGTTGAGATAAGGCGACCCAGTTCTTGACCTAGCTTCCAGTATTCGTTGCCACAGCTCTCTAGCTTTGATTGTATCTCTAACAGATCCTTCGTGAGGGTCTCTGAGTTCCCATGTTCCATCATTCTTTAACTCCTTCATAAAATCGTCAGTGATGTTCACTGCGTTAAATAAATTGAGACATTTACGATCTACGTCACCGCCTGTCGGTACTTTGAGATTGATAAACTCCTCAATATCTGGGTGGCTAATATCTAAGTACGCCGCATAGCTACCCTTACGAGTCAGGCCCTGCTTCCATGCAGTCATGCCCGAATCAATTACTTTCATAAACGGGATTGGCCCCGGTGCCTTATCGCTGATTCCACGAACAGAAGACCAGTGGCCTCCTACCCCGCCGCCTTTTACAGAGAGCCATGCGACCTCTGCATTGTGCCCGATAAGTGAATCTAACGTGTCATCGACATACGTGAGGAAACAACTAATCGGCAGGCCCTTTACAGGCTCTCCTAGACGGGGTGCGTTAGACAGCACAGGACTCGCAAACATAAACCATTGCTTGCTGGCATAGTCGTAAATGCGCTGAGCTAACTCGTAGTCTCCGTCGCAATACGCTAAAGCCGCACGTGCAAAAGCATCTTGCGGGGAATCTTCGTCAGGAAGCATGTAGTATCCCTTTAACACTTTCATACCATGTTCTGAAAGCAGGGAGTCACGAGAGTAATCTATGTCAAACATTGTAGTCCTCAATTTTATTTGATGTTATACCGTTCTTAAATAAGTTCGCACGTGCGATATCCGACAAGGGTATACCCATTTTCAAAGAAATTTCAGATAAATTTTTAAGGATGTTTCCTAAGTCTTCTGAAACGTCTTGATACGAAACGACTACGTCCTCTTCTTCGTGTCGGGCAAGTACCTCATACACTGAGTACACGCACAACATCATATTAGATACGGCGTCCTTGTAATTCTGACATTGGTTGTTGAAATTACAATATACATCCATGCCGATGTCTGGTGGCTTAATATCCATCGATCTCTGCCTGTTCATTGTACTGAACCATAATCTTATTCAGATTGTGGCGGATACGCTTGGCAAGCATCGCCTGCTCTTCTGGCATATCTTCTACGCCACTCTCAACAACGACTAGCATGTCATCTGCAAATGCCAGCACTTGTGCAAGTTGCGCTTGTGGCATTTTAATTTTGATCATCTTGCGTTGTTCTCTCACCAGTTATGTCCTTTTGTTTTCTTCAAGAACTCAATCATACGATCTAAGTACCAACGTGCCTTTTCTGCATCTTCAATAGGATTACCCTTATTGAACATTCTGTGACCAGTGTACTTAAACACTTGTGCACGACATACGTCGATCATTGCGTACTCGCCAATCACATCAACCATGTAATCCCAAGTTTCGATATTACCAGCAGTATAGTGTGGAGGATGATTAACCATATCAGCAAGATCATCAAAGTCTCCGTCATCAAAGCTCAGGTCATCAATACTGAAATCCACAAAGTTGATCGCATCTTCCTCATCGTGAATTTTTAATAAGGTGTTAAGCCGATCCAGATTCTCTTTAATTGTTTCGGTCATTACGCTTCTCCTTTCGGTGTTGCATCTAAAAGGCGCATCTGTTCTTCCGTCAGGCCGTCCATAAACTCTGCCATCTCTGCGCCGCCTTCTACATCAATTACGAAGTCACCATTCTCAATAGCGGCTTCCCCGATGTCTATTAGGTCTTCTATAGAATTTTGAGATAAATATACAAGACCTGCAATCAATCCTATGCAGTCTGCCATCGCCTGCCCCTCAGGGGTTTCTAGATCAAACCCTTCTGCGGGAGGCACAATGTTAAACCCGTACTTGAAGTTTAGGCCGTTCTCTTCTGTAATGCTAATCTTAATGAACGCATCGTTTTCGTTTACTTCTAAAATCATTCGTTAAACCACTCCTCAGGTATAAGTATATCTGCGTACAGAAAGCCATTCTTCTCACACCAATCTGCATAAGTCGTTTTAGATCCTTTGCGAATCTTAGCTCTTGAAGAAGAGAACACGAAACGAATGTCGTACTTGTCTCCGTACTGTTCTCTAATCCAAAGATGTTTCTTTCTGTCTTCTAACGTGAACCTGCCCTTCGTCTCAATAATGATTCCGTTAGGCAGTATGAAGTCTGGTGTGTACGTACGATTAAGAGCAGGTTGAACGAACGCTATTTTAGATTTCGGATCTTCGTAGCGAACCCTCAACCCTTTCTTCTTAATCTGCTGTGCAACTTCGTGTTCTAAGCCAGATCGATACCCGTATTTTCTTGAGGCGTTAAACCGCCCCATCGTCAGTACTCTCAGTAGGATCTTGATAAACCGTGTAATACCTCCACGGTCTAGTCTTCGCAGTACTTGCCGATGACGGTTTGTACTGGAGGTTCTCCCAACAGAGAGTCTTGTAATCGCAGTACGAGCATGTCTGCCCTAAGAAACGATTACCTGTTGGAGTTTTACGATACGTCTCTTCGACATCTTCAAAGCAACGCTTGAGCGGCTTATCCGATTCAATGATCTGTTTTGTTTCGATCATATCCTGTTCGACACTTTTAATTAACTCAGGATCTTCCTTAGCCTCAACGAATTTTAATTCGCCTGTCGCCTTGTTAATCACAATCCAGCCACCGAAGGGGACTCCATTGGCACGTGCATAGCCGTATCCTTGGGACACATAACCAAATGGATCGTCGCCCTTCATGCTGTCGAAGTCCTTGAACTTGTTCTGGAATGAATATGGGGAGGCAGTCTTAATGTCCCAGATCTTTCCGTCGATCATGACATCGTACTCTCCGTTGATGGTGACACCATCTAAATCCATAGAACATTTACCAGAGAAGGCTTCGACGTTAACGCCTGCTAATTTCATAACGAATAGTGTGATTACTTCAAGGGCATCCCCTGTCAGCATCTTCATAATGAAATCGTAAGACTTAGCTTCTGCTTCTGCGGGGTAGTGCTTCTGAAACCACAACTGGCAAGTCGGCCTACCCAGATTACTCATTCGCAAAGTAAAGTCTTTACGTGGCTCAGTGAATTGCTTCCTGAGTGCCTGCTTAAAGTGCTCACCTGCCTCTTCAATCAGATCATCGGATACAGGGGTTAAGTCCCCTGCACCGATCTGACTCAGCAGATTACGAACTTTAATTTCATTCTCATTTGGAATGATCATACTGATTAAAAGTCCAGTGCGTCGTCAACAACTTCAACATCGACTGCGTCCATGATCTGAGCATCTCGCTGATTAGAACGCATCGACTCGTCGTGCTTCTTACGAACCTCTTCATTGACGACCTTGATCGTCTCTAAGATCTTACGCATGACATCGGTATCTTCAGGAGTAATCTCCAATGCATTTGAGAAGTCAGGCGCAAAGTGAGGTGTGAAGTACGTTACTGACCCACGCTTGTGGCGTTCAGTTGTAAGCAGACTCTCAATCTGCTGGAACGTAACTTTCTTAGCAGTACAGCCTTCGATCACTTCCTTTGTGAAGTTTAAGAAAGAGGCACCCTTCGTGCGGAACAGACAAGGCTCAGACTCTACAGTCTTCTTCTCACCTGTGGCAGTTTCGCCTTCCATAGAGACAACGCCGTACAAGTAGCGGAAACATGTGATGCCCTGATACTTCTGCTTCTGATCGTCAGAAAGCGCATGGAAGTCTTTTCCTGCAGGACGACCACAGCGTACTGTACCTTTCTCATCAATAGGCTCGTCACCCATACGATGGATAATAGAACGGTTCACAACACCATCTGCTTCTGCGTCGTAGTGCAAGTACTGCATGAAATCCCCAAAGACACGAATCTTAGCTTCTTTCGCATAGACTGCAGTGTCAGGATCATTGCCCAGTACGAACAGACCTTTCTTGATCTCGTTGCCGTTACTGTCCTCATCTTGATAGTTAATCTTCAAGAGAGGGAGCAAGTTCGTTTGATCGTCTTGCTGACCACCTTGTTGTGCACCGCCACCCATAACTGACATCAGTTGCTGAGCATCCATACCTTCGTAACTTTGAATGTTACCCATAAATTACTTCTCCGTTTAACCAATCATCCCCAGCTTTGATTTCAATGGCGAGGGGTAATACCATATTATAATCATACCTTACTCTGATCTCGTTGACAACTCCTTCCATCGCTTCAACCAAAATATCTTTTACGATCTTAATCTC